CGTGACGCCCCGCGGTTACGGGAGTCAGGACGGACATGCGCCCGGTAGACGGCCTCTGGGATCGCCTCAAAGGAAGCCCCGGCGAGGTGGCAGCGCAGCCACAGATCCCAGTCCTCAGACCAGTCGAAATCGCGCCACCCGCCAACCTTACGAACAAGATCGGCGCGGACCAGCGAACCGACGACCAGCCAGTTCCCGTCGACCAGACACTCGGCCACACACTGATGGGTGTGACCCGCAACAGCGGGCATACCGGGCTCTCGGAGCCGGTGCTGACGCACATACCGCACAGACGGAGCCCGCACATCCGCGGTCCCCGCGGCCATCGCGTCGAAGTAACCGGCCTCTAGTTCGTCGTCGGCGTCCAAGTGGCACACCCACTCAGTCTCAACCTGCGCCAGCGCACCGTTACGGGCGTCGTGAAGCGTGTCGGCGTGACAGGTCACCACCGGGACACCCAGAGCTTCAGCGGATGGCACAGCGCGTTCAGCGGCCAGACGAGGCCACTGGTCGCCACCGAATGTGGCTACAGCAACCGTCACGTCCACAGGTGCTTCCTTTCGGCGTAGACCCGCTTACCGAGACGCATCCTTCTGCGTTGCATCCGATACAGCCGATCGGACGGCGCCTTATTCCAGTTCGGATGAAGATGCTCGACATGCGAATCCTCGGCGAATGCCCACATGCCACGGAACATCGCTGTCTGAACGAACTCGTCGTCCACGAACTCATGGTGGTAGCCCTCATGGAGAACCACACCCGGCTCGTCAATCGTGCCGAACTTGTCGACGTACTCTCGGGTGACCAGCGAGTGCGTCGAATGGTCACCGGCCATCACACGCTTAGAACCAAGATCGTTCGTTCCGACGACACCGACTGTCCCGTCGAGACGCGCTGTGGCAGCCTCAAACCAGCCGGGAAGGAACCGGATGTCACACGCACCCGTGAACAACAACGGTTCGTCGGTCAGCTTGTAACCCATGTTGATCTTGCGGGCATAATCGCCCGGCATCGGCCCGCCAACCTCAAAGTAATCAAACCCGGCGACCTCTTTAATCACATCGGCGTCACCAGCAGTGCAACCGAAAATGATGTGGGGGTCGGGCGTCGTCGCCTTAATCGACTCGACCAGCGGCGCAACCGTATGTGGCCGTCCCAACATGGGGACGATAATCGCTACCCGTCCGATGGTTGCGGCCACGGGCCCATCGGCAGTTCTTCGCCGCCGTTGTCGACCGTCATGTAGACGTCGTCGGCGTCGTATTTGCGGTACGGGGTTTGCAGTTCGACCGAACCGATCAGCACGCTGCCAGCGGCCTTACGCACCAGCCGCCGTTCCTGCTTCGTCAAATACAGATCGGATGACGAGTTTCCGTACTCAGCCCGATAGTTCACGACCGATTCTGCGGTCAGCCCCATCGGGTTCTGCAACGATCGTTCAACGACCTTGCAGCAGATCATTCGGATGATGTCAGGGACACCGTCAAGGTTGCCGTCGGTGTCGACCCAGTCCTCTCCGGCTTCGGTGCGGATCAGGGCCGACGCGTAGGCGAGCAGTGCCCGCGCCCGGTCATCATCGTTCACGCTGCCGACTAGGGGCAGCAGATCGTTGAGTGACGCGAGCGCGGGCAAACTCATCAGGAAGCGCCGTTGAAGTTGATCTTCACCGCGCGGACGTTGGTGGAGCCGTTGTCCTCGACGGAGGTGCAACCAGCGAAGCTGGACACGACGGAACGGTCACGCAGGTACAGCGCGTCGTAGTCGCGAATCCAGCGCATCGCCAGACCCATGTCCGACAGGCGCGACCCGTAGGTGACACCGTCGGGCACGACCGGCGCGACGTTGACAAACGCGAACGCCGTCGGGTGGTACGCGATCGCCGTCTCGGGGTCGAGGGCGTTGGAGCCAACGATGGTGAAACCGGCAAGGCGGGCGATGGTGGCCTCGCGCAGCGCGGTGGTGGCGATGCCGTCACCGGACGAGTCGACGCGGTTGAACTTGTCGTCCAGCAGCATCTCCGTCTCCACGTCGGAACCGACGAGAAGGATGCGTCCCTCGCGAGGCACGTTGGCGTCGTTCAGTGCCTGACGGGCCTGCACCAGCGTCTGCCACAGGTCATCACCGGAGTCAGCGATGCTGATGGTGGTGCCGTAGGTGGCAGTCTCCATCACGGAGACGATCAGATCCTCCAGACCGCGGGCGATGCCCTTGACCTGCGGGGTCAGCACCTGCTCGGCGAAGTCAACGATGTCCAGCGTGAGCTGCTCATCGGTGATCGCCGCAGCGTGGTAGATGTCGTGGTCGAGAACCACCGGGACCGAAGTCTCGGTCAGGTCATCGACAACGATCGGGCTCGACCGGTTGTTGCGGAAGTCGTACTCGCGCGACGTCGCGACGGCAGGGAGACGCAGGGTCACCGTGTCGTTCTTCGCGCCGCGGAACTCCGCGTCGGCGTAATTCCACACGACGCGGGGCACAACAACCTCGCGCTCCAGCAGCTTCAGCGCCGTCCGGTTAATAACCTCTGGCTTCAAAAATGTATTCGCCACGGTGACCTCCTAGGTCTATGGATTTGGCCGCTTCGCCACCGTGGCGGTGAGCGTGCGGGGGGTTACCAGCGCCTGACTCGGTCCGCGATTGCGTCGTAGTCCGGTTCTGGTTCGGCGCCAGAAACGGCACCGGGGACAAGCTCCGAAGGACGCCGCTTGGGCGCCGACGGTGGCTCGTCGGACGGGGAAGCGAACGCTGCGACGATTTCGTCAGCGTCAGCTTCCAGTTCTTCTACGGTCGAACCGACCAGACGCTTTGCCTGTGCCGCTGTAAGACCCTTTGCAGCAGCGACCTGAACTCGCATCAGTTCGCTTTCCGCCTGAGCGGCACGCGTTTCTGCATCGGTCAACCGGTCGGCCAGCTTCTCGCTGTCGGACTTTTGTGCGTCCTCAATCTCCCGAAGCCGTGTTTCAAGCTGCTGACGCTGTTCTCGTTCACGCTTCAGGTCGGAAAGGACACGCTGCTTCGACTCGTCCGACTTGAAATCGTCAGACGGAGCCGGGTCTGCTGTCTGCTCTGCTGGCGCGTCCGTCTCGGACGCGTCGATGTCGGTGTCACCCATCTCGGGTAACCCCCTTTGTTGTTTGTTGCCTGACCCTCTCGGTCAGACGGAGGCTTCACGCGTGAGCCGTGACAGCTCTGCGCGGAAAGAGTTCAAGGTGCCTGTACGGGTCCAAATGTCTTGGAACTCGGCGGCACGACCCGGTAACGGGTCATCTTTGGAGTAGACCGGCTTCGCGGTGCAAGCGCAGTGGTCGTGAGCCCGAAAGTCGTTGACGGTGCGCCCGTTCTTGTCCTTGCGGACAAACACCGACTTTTTGCCGCTCTTGCCGAGCGCAGCGCCCTTCGATTTGAACGGGCGGTACTGGACCCCGCGGGAAGCGAGCATGGCGCAGAAAGCGCACGGGTTGCCGTCGGTGACCCGCACCCACCCGATAACCTTTTTGTCTGCCGACGCTGTTCGTAGCGTTGAGTCGCGGCCACCGTCCAGCGACGTGCGTGAAGCGACTCCAGCGACCTTTGTTCCTGTGGTCGCTGGCACGTTCGCACGACCCAAAGCCATACCGCGGCCAGCTTCGCCCGGACCCATGATCCGAAGGCTTTTCAGCAACGTCCGCCGATCCAACGCCGACGCACCGACCTGTTCGTAGATCCCGCCGATGCCTTCGGCGTTGCGAACCAAGTCGTAGTAGTAGAGCGACAGCCGTTCAGAACGACGACGTTCTTCCTCAATCAACCTGACGATCATCGTTTCGATCGTCGGCCATGTGCCAGCGATGTTGTCGTAGTCGAGCAGCGACATCAGGTTGAGAACTTCGGCTTCGACAGCCGCCCGCTGCTGAACCTGAGTCAGCCGCCATGTTTCGACCAGCGCAGCGGATTCTTCGGTGACAGCCACTAGACCTCTGCGGAGTCCTCGGATTCGCCCATCTGACGTTCTACGTCGTCAATCAACTGCTGGATCGGATCAGCCGAACGGGCAATCTGACGGGCTTCCTCAACGTCCTGCTGGGTGAAACCGGGGATCTTTGCCCACAGCAGTTGCACCGGAACGTTCAGCATCTCAGCTAGCTTGCCGAGCCCGTCAACCGTCGCAGCAAACGAACGGGCCTCAGTGTCACGCCAACGAACCTGTGCTTCGTCGGACACATCGACACCGATGTACGAACCGGCCAGCCGCAACGCCTGCTCGACAGCTTCGCCGAACAGTGTTTCGATCTGGTTCATCTTGCGGGAATGCCCAACCTCGGCGGCGACAAGCGCCTCGGCCGACAGGTTGACCATCTGACCCAGCAGGTTGTGTGGCGGCACCTGCGACACGACACCGAACTGTTCCATCAGCTTCTGACGGGAATCCAAGTAGCCGCCAAGATCGGTCTGAGCGAACTCTCCGACCTTCACATCCGGGTCATCAAACGTCAACAGACGCGACGCCGACGCCTTCACACGTTCCGTTTCGGAGTCAGCGAGCCAACCCATGACGTACCGCTGCTTAAACGCCCCGAAATGCTGCGCGACGAGCAGATCGAACGTCGTGTGATCCATCTGATCCTGCAACGGGATCAGCGGCTCAATCTCAGACCAGCCTTCGCCGTCAAGATCGTCGCTGTTACGGAAACGAACAATCGGGCACACGCCACGCCCATGCGGAGTGACCGCTACCACGACCGGCCAATACTCCTTGTTTTCCGACTTGGCCTTCTCCGGGTCGTTCACGAACCGGTAGATGACCTCGTCGTCGTACAACAGCCATTCGGTCGAGTTGTACCGGTCGACCGTTTCCAACGCGTACACAGGCCAATCAGGGTCTGTGTCGTAGACAGCGGTGCAGTTACGGGGCGACACGCCGCGCATAACCGGCCCTGCGTCACCCGGAACAACCTTCAGGTACGAAACCTTGTAAGTGAACGCTGACCGGTACACAGCGGTCTGATGAGCGTCCATCTTGTTTGCCTGCCACACAGCCCACGTCGGATCGTTGTCCAACGTGGAAGGATCGCGGAACCCGTCAACGAACATCGACTGGGCAGGCACATCGACAGCAAGTTTGCACAGGTTGATCCGAGACATCTCTGCCATCTGGATCACTTCGGTCGGCACCCCGTGAGGGATCACCGGCAACGGCTGATTGCCACGAAAGTAGTCGTGCAACATCGCGAGCTGCCCAGCCTCGGCAGCCTTTACCTCTAGGAGTTCATGCGCCACAACTTCGGCCTCTTGCCTGTTCAGCACATCAACACCTCCCTCAGAGGAAACTTGCTTTGCCTGAGCGTTCCCGCTTCTGTTCCGCAGTGTTCAACACAAGCCTTCGCAACATGCGGGCACCGACAGCACACACAGCAAGGTCAATCTTGTTTCGGCCCTCACGGTGGCCTTTCCACAACGACACGCCCCACCGGTTCGGCAGGCGGCGAGCGTTCTTCAGGTGGAGCAGCATCATCGGATGGTCGTCAACGGACAGATCGCCGTTTTCCAACTCGGACACGAACCGCATCGCCGCTTCGGTGAACAACCCTTGGCGTTCATGCGAAGTCATGTCCCACATGACCGAATGTTTGCGTTCACCACCACGCACAGCCCACACCTGAAACTGTTTGCCGTAATCGCGGTGCCATTCGTCAATCAGCGAATCCCAAAACGATTCGCCGACATCATCGACAGCGTGCGACGGGTCAGCAAAGAACGCGACCACGTTGTGTGTAGCGATGGTTTCGCGGACCTTCTGGTCAACTTCCCACCGGTTCACAACCCAGCCCTCACCAGCGACACCCGCGGGGCGAGCCCACACGCCGACCGTGACGACATGGCCGTCCGACATGCGGCACGCCACCAAACCGGTCGCGTCGTCGCTTTTAGAGCCGTCAAAGAACAGGACGATGTCGCCGTCGAGCGCCCGATCCGGGTACGACGCCGCATCAACCGCACGCGGGTCGAGCCACGCGTCCTCCGCTGCGACCCGCTGGTTATACCAAAAGCGTCGCGACCGGGGCGGCGGGTTCCGGGTATCGGTAATTGACGCCACAATCCGGTCGACGTCGAGCCACACACTGTCGCCACGCACCGACCGGATCACCGCAGGAGCGGCCTCGGCCGTCAACGGCGCCGAAGGGTCAGCTTCCAACGAGTCGTACATGATGCCCGTCGTCAACGACCCGCCCGCGTCAGCCAACGCATACGCATCCCACGACCGTTCCGCAACCGAATCCATACCGGGAACCGGAGCGTTCGTAATCGCCAACGTCCTCGCCGAACCATCCGCCGATTTCGTTGCGTTACGTTCAATCACCGCGGACATCTCATGCCCACCGTTCGACGCATCCCAATGCTGGGTTTCGTTCATCAGAACGAACGTCGCACGGGCACCTTCCAACGTTGCAGGCGACGACGTGACCGCTTGGATCAACCGTTCGTCGCCCATCATGTGGACAAGCTCTTTGCCGGTCTGAACCGCATAGAAAGCCTTGGCTTCCGGCGTAATCAGACCCGGCATCAGCCGCATCGTGTTCTTCGTCTGCTCCAACGACGTCGCCGCCGTCTGAACCCACGCATCAGGGCAATCCGTCGCAACAGGCCGATCCCCGTCCATGCCAGCGACACGACACGGGCCGACCGCCTCGACATACAACAGGCAGCCCCCGACAGGGTCTTTGCCCCAACCCTTCAGGCGTTGCAACACACCGTCGCGGAACAGAAAAACACCGTTCTCATCGACCGCGTACCACCACAAAATGAACCGGGCCTGTTCCAAAGTGAAACGCCACGGCTGACCCTGCGAATACTGCAACTCGGTCCCGCACCAGCCAAGAACATCCCAGCCGAGCGTCGCATCCGGCAACACCCAACGGTCACCATCAGTGCGCCACGTCGGACCCACCAGCACCGGTTCCCACTCGCCGCCAGCCCACGGCAACACCGCAGGCTCCGCAAGCCTCTCCCGATACCAGCCGATTACATCGCCGTGTTCATCGCCAACCGGAACGTCGACAACCGACGCCCGCGCCACTTAGCCCGTCCGCTTCCACCGAGCGTTCGCCGCCTTACGCGCCTGCGCCGAAGTCGACGCCGCAACACGACCATCCTCATCAGGCAGTTTCAACTGGCCCAACAGGCCACGCAACGTCGACCGGTGCTGACGCAACTCCTGAACCAAAGGATTCGCCACAGGCTGACCCTGCGAACCCCTCACAATCAGATCCGCTCCCACCAACGCAGCATCCAACCGAACAATCAGATCCTGCTCACGACACGCAGCTTCCAAAACACGAAGCTCATCCGGGCGAAGGTCATACCGAGACGACACATCAGCCCACAACGACGCACCAGCGTCACCCAACCCATCAGGAGCCGGGAACTTAACCGCCATAACAGGCACCCCTTCCGCCCCATCTCAGGGCACACGGTGTGACCATCTCGGCCACAGCCCGTCGGCAAAACCACGACGAGAAACAACAAAGGAGCCGCACCCATCAAAGAGAGACACGACTCCTACATACACATAATGGAACAAAACACGCGGGGACGCAAACACCCCAGCCGGGGACACCCCTCACAACCCCAAATCGCAAAGATTCCAGCACGCAGAACCCGAGGTGCTATGCCACCCGTTCTCTTCCTTT